CTTCGGGGCACTCCAACATAAGGAATTACTCATGTCTAAGCTAACAGCCAAAGAAGTAAAGGCGATCGTCCCCCAACATGTCATTGACTTGTTGGTTGCCGAAAGTCCTCAATCCTTTGGTGCCGTACTCGCCACGCAGTTCCGTAAGGAACATATGCGTGAGTGTTTGGCATTAAAACGTCAGCTAGCATGTGAAAGCAGAGTAAAACCTGCTTCCTTTGTTGGTTCTCAAACAATCGCTAAGGTTGATCGTAAACTAAGCCAAAGGTCACACGATGATATATCGTATGACAAGTGGTGTCGTTTACATGATTCCTTATTTGATGTTTGAGGTTCTAAATTATAGCACGTATCTTATTTCGGCAATTCGGCCTACTTAAGAACGTGTTCTGGACTAGCATACGCTAGCGCCATTCTTCTAGAGTAAGGATCATGACTTTAATATACAGTAAAGAGAAGTGGGCTTATGGAGGCTCTAGGGCTGGTTGGCAGAGAGTGTCAGCCAGTTCCAAAATCCAAAATAAGTCCATAACTTCTAGTTACTGGAGTAAAGTCAGTGCCAAGGAGTTTATTTATCCATTGCCGTACTATGTTTCTACCGATAGTGATTCGACTCCATTCTGGACTCGACATTATTACGGTAGTAGCAGTGGTAGCCATTTACATGGTTACAATACGACATTGTTATATGGTATGCTTCCTTGGGTTCGTCCTAAGCCTAATTACGGAGATCTTAGATCTAAGTTATTAGGTAAACTCAATCAGGCGGAGATAAACGTTCCTGTTGCATTACTTGAGGCTGATAAGGCCTTCAGTTTAGTGCAACAAACTACAGTGCGACTTGCACGTAGTTTTCGGAATGTTCGTCGAGGCCAATTTTCCCGTGCAGCAGATGAGCTCGGCATTACCCTGTCACAAAGGAAGCGAAAGCGTCTTAATCGACGCTTCCGTATCCAGACAGGTAGAGATATGACATCCACTACGCAACGCATTGACCAATTTTCAAGAAATTGGCTTGAGTTTCGCTATGGATGGACACCTCTCTATAATGACGTGTACAATGCTGCACAACTAGTTTCTGGGGACGATAAAAGTGCCCAGAAAAAGAAAGACTTCATAAAAATCAATACTCACGAGTCTGTGGAGACTGATGTCTCATCACAGATTGCTGCTAATCCATTCCTAGGCGACTATGAAGTCGATGGGGTTGGATCTGTAGCAAAGGGTAAACATGGTATTGGAGTCTTCTATAGGGAAGTTGATGAACTAGCTCGCTATAAAGCAAAACTAGGTCTCAATAACCCATATTTAGTTGCTTGGGAATTGATTCCACTCTCGTTTGTTGTCGACTGGTTTATTCCAGTAGGCAATGCCATTAAATCTTTGACAGCTTACGCTGGCTTGGAGTTTGTGGCAGGGTACGAGTGGTGGAGTGAAGAATGCGAATATCGAAACGGAGGGATTACATTTTCAAACTGGAAAGGTACACTCACGTCTCAGGATCCTTCCGTATGGAAGGAAAACTCCTTTGAACGTAAAGTACTTACCAGCTTTGATGACCTTCGTGTCAGTATTTTCCAGACCTCTCACGGCATGAATGCCGTTCGGACTCTTGATGCGATTACATTGCTTCAAAGGCTCGTGGGAGAGGACATATCATCAGTCGGACGTACCGTCCGCATTTAGGAATTATTCCCATGCCTCAGGCAGCCAACATCGCTATCAATGATAGCGTTCCTGTTCTCCAGACCTACAAGCCAAAAGCTGTCGGTGATCTGGCCTTGTTTCAAGACGATACAGCAATTTCGATTGCTGGTCGTCCAGAGATTAAGGTCAGCCACCGTCCGGCTACTGCAACTGCAGTGGGCCGTACGCGCTTGACTATGAAGGTTCCGGTTGAAGAGGATGTTGACGGTGTTAACACCGTCACCCGGGAAAGTACCGTTGTTATTGACGTACTGACATCTCCGGACTCGACTTTGCAGGAACGCAAAGATCTCCGAGTCCTTGCCTCGAATTTGCTTCTAGACGACAGCATCATTGCTGTCGTAGAGGGCGGTGAGAAAGTATGGTAACATACATTCTCGCATTCGCGGTCATAGGCTGTTCAACAGGTTTCTTCGAAACGTTGAGCGCCACATGGATGTCAGTAGCTCTCTAAGAGAGGTAACAATGAAATATATCAAACCATCAGCTGCGCTGCGGCTTGGATATATTGAGGTACTTAAAGTCATGTGTAAGGAAGTGAATTCCCCACATGCCCATAAGTGTTTGCGAGAATTAAACCGGAATTTTGTTCGGTTTGATAATTTGGACGTAGCGATTGACACCTATGACGATCCAGTCAAGTTAATTCTTGACCGGCAAGTTACAGGTGCTATTTCGAAATGTCCAAGTATTCCCTCGCTGGAAGACCCTGAACTTAATTGCATACAGACTTTTAATAAGTTTGAAAAGCAATGTGAACTCACCAACATACGATTTGCTTCTGGACGTCATCTTGACGATCCAGACGTTGTCGCCGTACTTCATACGGCGAAGCGTAAAATTGCAAACATACTAGGTGATGTTCCAGATGTTCAGGATCTACCATTCACTTTTGGACCGGGCTCTACACGAAATGTAAAGCGTCGGACTTCGGCTTTTCACAAAATCTGTGCTAAGCCCGAGTGTACCTACGAAGCGCTAGTTCCTAGTCTACGACTATTAGCTAGTGTGCCTTCACTGTGGACTGCTTGGGGAGGATCAGAGACTGATCTCCCGAGTTTGAAAACAGTTCCAGGCAGTCACTTCGGTCAAGTCCCAAAGAATGCTAAAACAAATCGGCCCATTAATATCGAGCCGACATTGAATAGCGTTCTACAGAAAGGCTACGGTACGATTATTCGTAACCGTCTTGGTCGGTCCAACAACTGCATTCGCAGTGGTCAGGCTCGACACGCCATTCTGTCAAGGGAAGCAAGTATACATAAGAAACTTGCTACGATCGACAAGTCAGGTGCTTCGGATTCAATTGCTTCGATGCTGGTCTTAGACCTGCTACCGATCAATTGGTTTGAAGCACTCGACAGTGTTAGATCCTCTCGTCATTATTTCAATGGCGAGTGGCAGGAGCTGCAGAAGTTTTCTGCAATGGGGAATGGCTTTACATTTGAGCTTGAAACACTCATTTTTCTAGCCCTTGCCCGTGCAACTGCCCAAACTCTCGGACTTCCACTGACAGAAATTTCTGTCTATGGTGATGATGTAATTCTACCTACCGAAGCAATGCCTTTGTATTTAAAGGTTTGCGAGGTATGTGGGTTTACAATCAACGAAGAGAAGAGTTTTTGGGGATCTAGCCCCTTTCGTGAATCTTGTGGTAGTGATTGGTTTAATGGGATTGATGTTCGTGTTGCTTATATGCGACACGAACCTACACCCCATTATCTAACTACTTTCCACAATAGACTCGTGGAACTCGGGATCTCGCACCTGTTGCCTTTAACAATTAAGGCATTGCAGGTGCTTGTTCCTAAGCAATTCCGAGTCTTCGGGCCCATTTCTAATCATAAGTATGGTTATTTATGGGATCCCGATGTTCTATCGAAAGTTAGAGCAGTGAACATAGTGCCGCGAAAACACAGACCGAAAGGTCCGTTTACGCTGCCATATGCGATCTACTCAACTCAGTTCATTGCTGAACCAGAACCGGACATTGTCTTTGACAAACGTCCGATCTCGATGGAACGATTCACTACAAGGAGTGACTTTAAGCTTAAACACAAGTGGATTTCCGCTTGTGCCTAAAGCTCTTTTGGGGTCTAAATGACCGTATGAAAAGGCAGGTGTGCGTGTAAACACGGACACCGGAC